CTGGACAGGCTGTTGCTGGAACTGATTCATCTGTCCCGGAACGCCAAAACTATATTGATAAGGATTGTTATATAATGCCATCTTATGCACCACCTTTCTGGTTATATTTTTGCATGGAAATCGATTTTAAAACAGTTCGAAAAAGTATCATAAAAGTATTGACGCACCACGCATTGCGTGGTATTATAATATCAGAAAGAGGAAATAAGAAATCATTTAGGAGGAAAACAAAATGACAAGATATGGAGAAGAATACACACTGACACAGGAAGATTTAGATGTAATCGCAACATACATGAATGATGACATCAGAGAAAATCTTCATTTCGATATGGCGCCATGTACACCAGAATCATTTTTAAAAGCTTATGTAAAAGAAGATCCTGATTTTGAAGGATTACTTGAAAGCGAATTTTCTATTGAATTAGAATAGTCTACATCAGTAGGACAAGGATGAAAGGATTATCTTTGCAATGATAAAAAAATTAAGAACACTTACCGGATTGAGCCAGAAGGCTTTTTCGGATAAGTATGAGATTCCTAAAAGAACGATAGAGGACTGGGAGGCAGAGAGAAGAACACCGCCAGAATATGTGATAAAACTACTTGAAAGGGTTGTAAAAGAAGATTTTTATTAAAAAAATGGGAGAGGGTAAAAAATATCCTCTCCTTACTTTTTAGCATACTTTAATTATTTTATTATTCACCCGGCGGCTTAATCGTTTCGCCGTGGATATGCTCACATTCATCTGCTCAGCACAGTATTCGAGCGTGCGCTCCTGACATCTCAGCCGGAACAATCTTTCTTCGTCCGGTGTGAAATTACACTCTGTCAAGAACCTGTCTATATCTTTCTTTGTGAACACATATAATTTCATGAGCATACCCCTTATTAATGCTAACGTTGATTCTGCGCAAGATAATTTGTAAGCTTCTGTTTTGTTTTTTTTAACTCTTCGACGTTATTTCCACTGATCTGGCTGTCCAACATGGTTGATAGCACTTCTAGAATTAAGGAATCTCGTTCCGCAATCCTCTGAAGACTCTCGTAATCTCGCTTATCATGTTCTTCCAGTGTCTCAACTCGCTTGTTGAGTCGAAATGCCGGAGTAATCCACTTAAAGATTACAGCCGCTGCCCCTCCGACAATGGACACCCCTCCGCAAAACGAGAGGAAAATCTGTACAAATTCTGATATGCTCATTTATTCTCCTTCTCCCAGTAATATACCGGGATTTCATTACCGCTATCCCATGTATCAAAATATTTGCCCTCTTGTACTGTCACCACATGACCATCTATGCAGAGGATGTACGTGCCTGTCGGATGGTCTGTGCAAAAGTCGTTGACCGTATAGATATACCGTTCTGATTGCTCAATCAGTTTGCGTCTGTACCCACGTTTGTGGAGGTACGCTCCCCAAACGTAATTAGCTGATGGCATATCTGACAGAGCACATGCCTGTATCATTAATCCGGCAAATACTGTTTCCCAGTCAAAACCGGTTGCTTTGCATATTGCCCGGACAGCACAATCTCCGACTCGATTCCCAGCAGGATTCGGATTGTAATATTCCCATCTGTCCATCAATCAATCCCCTTTGCTGTTTTATATCTCTTTGCCGCTCCTCTGGCTTTTGCGGCGTTCCGACGATTCCACTTAGCGATCATGAGTCGGTCTTTCAGTTCCCTCAGGTCGTTCTGCTTGCAGTAGTCCTTATATGCAGCATTTTGCTTCTGTAAAAGATAAGACTTCCGGTCAAGGTCTTGTTGTAATGCGAATTTCGCCTTTTCGTTCGGTGCATTGTCAACTCCTGCTTGCAGTCCAAGGACTTCTCGCTTTGTTTTGCGGATTCTTCGTTCATAAGTACGTTGTCGTTGTTCCTTTTCGTACTGTTTGCCTTTGTTGGCTTTATCCTGCGCTGATAGTTCTGCATAGGGATTAAATTCTCCATCACTGACTCCAAAACTATGCCGACAGTTGACCCCTGACAGTCCACTTGCCGTTCCATATCCGGTCAATGAGAACGGCGGAAATTTCTTACTCTTGCCAGAACGAGAGTATATCTTGCCTTGCCACCATGCGTGATTTCCCGGATTCTGACCGCCATCACCCGTTCTGGCTCCCATGTGAGCACTGACCAGAACTAAATCCCAATCCATTTCTTCCATGCGCTTTAGGGATATGTCTCCTGTAGCCTGTGCCACGCCAGTTCTGACAGAACGTGCGACTGCTGTTTCAATTGTATCGCGTCTTTTCTTTCCTGTCTCTTTATTTATGTATTCAACATATACACCATCGATCACAACGTTATTAACTGCCTCTTTGATGGCTTGCGTATACCCAACCGCTCCAGTCATTACATGATTATATGCAAGGTCGCATTGCTCGATATAGAGCCTCTGAGCGGCACTTGCGGTGGTTCGTGTGAAGTTCTTCCAATCTCCTAAACAGTGGTTCATATTCCGCTCCATGAGCCTTATCATAGCTGGCGACTGTTCGAGCGGTACAGGGCTTAATCCTGCCGCCTTGTAAATCTTATCATCATAATCGAGAGCAGTGATTCCGGCATCTTCAAACGCTTCAAGAAGTTCCTGCTGTTCACGTTTGGTGTATTTGGATAATTCTGCCAGAATGTCTTCTAACAGTTCACCAGATTCCTGTAGCGTTCTGATTCTCCACGCATCGGCATTAGTCAGAATATAGTCTTCACCTCTGCCGATTCTTGCCACCATTCTCGACACGATCTCAGAGATGATATACTGATGCAGTTCTTCTGCAATCTGTTCACTGCCCTCTGTAATTTGCCGTAAATATTCTGGACTAAGCATAGTATATCACCTCTTTCGATAAAAGTTGTGGTACATGTTAGTAGTCTTCTCCGGTGATCTGCTTATACTGCTCCGGGGTGATTACACCCTTGTCGCAAAACTGTCTGATCTGCTTTTTCGTATACAGTTTCAGATTGAAAAATCTCTTGATCTTCTCGAACATCATTCTTCCTCGCTTTCTAATAATGTGTCTGTCATCAGTGCCGTATACATAACCTGTGCCTCGATACGATCTTGCTGAGTTGGTTGTTCTTCTGGGAGTTCTGTCTGAATCTTCTCCAGCTCGGCAATTTCTTCGGGTGTCATATCTCTGTAGACCATTCCCATCACTGGTGCTTCACGAGTACGGGTTTCTTCGTGTTCTTCGGAGATGATGTTACCTTCTTCATCGTACTCGGCTGGAATGGTTACTGTGTAGGATTCTGTACGGATTCCTGTTTGTTTGTATTCTGACACCTTCATCTCTTAATCCCCCTAACTTTTATTATTGTATTACATTCTGCACAATACTGTGCCCACTCTGTATTTGGTAACAAGAGATAGGGGCTTCCCCGAAACTCTGTGTTCCAATATTCTTTATCTACAATGAGTCCTTGTGTGCCTATTACAATTTGTGTATTGTTTGTATGCACATTTTTCCCGATGCATGATTTTCCAGACGTATCTAGAGTGAATATATTAAGCATATCCGCAAACGTACTGGTAACAATCCATTGAGCATGAGCATAATTAGGCTTAAGCCAAATATTCCCTGTAAGTCCTGCGATCTCTTTTTTTGTTTTCGAAAATGAAATCTCTAATATTCTGTAGTCTGCAAATGATGGGAATACATATTTCAATGTTTCGGCATCCATTGTTATTTCTGTGATGTCTATCATATCTTGAGTGTCAAGCGCACCTATCCTCGCTCTAGCCGTCGCCTGTTCCTCTGCTGTCCATGCAGCACCTTTTCCGTCGCACATGGCGGCTTTGACGGCGTAATCAAAGTTGGAACAATCAATTTCTTTTCTAAGACGTCTCTTATTTACATCGTCAATGCCTGCGGTATTTACTTTTAATCTTCCTTGTTGATTCATTAGCCCAGTAGTATAGCCTCCGGCCGAGTTGTCGGTGTATACCAATCCAAGAGTATCATGCGAAGATATCGGTATCTCCGCCACACCGTCTTGCACAATACTCTCACCATTAATCCGCACATCCAAGTTACTTCCACCATCATCAGCCCACTCGCAAGTGAATGTGCCGTCTTCGTTGACTGATTTAATTTTGAGGATTTTACCGGGTTCGGGAGTTGGGGGAGAAACAAGAAATCCGCTGTCATTTTCTAGCTCAGATGTCTTTGTTGGAATCTTTGTATTATCTGGTAATGCACCAACTTCTTCCGCAGTATATGTCGGTTTTTCTGGTTGTTTCGCCCAGTCTGGAACTGTTGGGTCGGTCTCTTCAAACGGGTGTTCTTGCATATACGCACCGACAGCTTCTTTGATTTCTTCCGTAGACGCACCGCCTGTCATGTCCTTTGCTTCGAAATCTGTCGGTTTGCCGTCTGTACCGACTTCTTTTACTGCTATTACCTGTCCAACCTTTGCGGACTGTGGTCGAGTGATTTTCTCTGACAGGTCAAGATTCAGATTGTCACGTATTTGCTCCGTATCTTTCGCTGCTTTTTCTGCCCGATCAGCCGCGTTATTGACCGCAGTAACTGTTTCGTGGAAAATATTCGGTTCCGGTGCTGGATCTACGCTTGGATTCTCTGGCTTTGGTCGACTGTATACCGGAATGGTAATTCTGTACTCTGTATTGCCGGATTCCTCATCAGTCACATATATGAATGCATATATGGAAAAATCGCCAGACTTTCCATTGTTTTTCAGTAATTCGTCTGGAATCTTAACAGTTGTCACGCCATCTATTGTTGTTCCAACTCTTGACAGTGTGCTTCCACCTCTTATGTCAAGGCTAAAATGTACCTCCGTAGCTGTTGGAAGATTCTGTCCCGTGATGCTCAATATCTGACCGTAGTCGTATTGCCAGATTTTACGGGTTGTCACGAATCTATAATCTAATTGTACTGGTATGATATTAGTGTCCATTTTACTCCTCTCCGAATAATGTTGGTTCGTCTGGCTGAGCTTCTTCGACCATTGCTTTCGCTTCTTCCTCAGTCATTCCCTCAAATTTTACGAAATACAGCCACGCTGGAACCTTGCCAGTAGTCACATACTGCCACCACCTCGCACGGTCGTTTTCACGCACATACAAGATATCTCCGAAATCATAATTGACTTCGTAAGCTCCGACAGCTGCAAGCCCGTACAGATCAGCGTAAACGTTCAATGCGTAAATAACTTCATCTAGGCAAGACTCCAACTTATCCCTTACATCCTTGATAAACTGCACTGTCCTCTGCTGTTCCGCTTCTACTCCTGTAGCTGTCTGAATACCGCTGGATTCGTTGAAAACAAAGTACCCATTGGAGAATCCAATCTTGTACCCTAACTGGCTTAAAATGGCGTTTATGCCGCTTATACGGGTATCTGTGTTGAGAACCGGATTGATTTCTTGATAAAACTCTTTCTCGTCCTGTCCGAATACGTTTTTAACAAAGTGCGGTAAGTTCATCTCATTACGTCTGTTCTCCATGCCCTGTGGCGACATAGCTGATACAGGTGTACCGCTTGGCATCAACAGTCTATCATCTGCTAGAACTATCTTCTGGGAATCAAAAATTTCTCCGGCGTTTCTGCTGTATGCAATGTCGAGGTCTTTTAACTCCTCGATAGCTTCGGCAAATATCGGTAATCCAAGTGGCGTACTAATGTCCACGTTGTTCGCCTGCGGTGTCCGTAACACTCCGTACAACGGTCCGTCCAGCTTCTCACCGTTTGCTTTGAGTATCGGCGGCGTATCTGCCATTAGGTCAGCCCACTTGGTCTGCTTAAGGTCGATTCTGTCACCGATTGACTGAGGGGATTTTGACACATAGGCTCTGTTAGAAACGTAGTACGGATAGGTCGTCACTCCATCCACTGTTGTCTCAACAAACCTGTGATATTCGAGCCTTGTGTAGTATTTCCGTCCAACCGTATAAGAATCTTTGAATATAATCCCTTTAATTTCCTGATTATCGTAATCCACAATCATCACATCTGCCGGAGTGAATATGTCAAGACTCTCACCGTTTGGTTTGATAAATACTGTTCCGTAAGCGCAGCCATATTCCACCCAGTGCCGGATTTGGAAGTATACCTTGTCAATCTGCTCCTGTAACCATGCCGCCCTTGCAGAGCCATCTATCTGAATGCCGATCGCCAGCGTTGCGAGCCGGGCTGTCTCTGAGCAGACAGATTTAGCAAAATTAATCGTCTTGATATTATTCTTATCATCCAACCATTCCGGCGCACCTCTGTAAATGTTCGCGCACCGGTTGATCAGTGATTCCATTTCCGGAAATTCTGCTGCCTGGATATTAAAATCCTCTTCGGCTTGTTTTTTGAATATCATGTTAAACCACCTTTTTAGTGTTGTTATAAGTCCCATTTAGTCACCTGCTGCTATCTTCTTTCCGCACATCGGACAATAATTAAGGTCAAACGGTCTGGAAGTAATGCTTCCTTTTCGGTCTTTCATGTACATGTACAACATACAGCCGTATATATATTTGTTCTTCTTATATTCTGGATTATCATGGCATTCTTTCCAAGAAGCTAATTCATCGCAAAATTTACACATTATGCGCTGTACCCCCTTCTGTTAAATAACGGCTCATAAGCATATCTAAGCGCCGAGATTGCATGATCGTTTCCATCAGGATAACCGCTTATTACATTTCCCTCTTTGTCTCGATCATACTCATATTCTGTAATTTCTTTGTATGCGTTCGGTGTCCGCTTCGGGTCAATGACAAGTGTCTTTGTTTGCAAGAATTTAAAACCATACTCGATACTTCCCGGCCCTTTAATTGCCCCTCTGGCAGGAAGTCCGGCATCCCGGAAATCATTCACGGACTTAGGCTCCGCAGAATCACATATCATCGTATAATCGTCATAGCCCTTTTTCTTGATCCAATCAGCGGTCTTGGAGTTGCTCCATTTATTTACATATAATTCGTCAATCAGATATATTTTCTCTCTGGCAGAATCGTAATAAGTTCGGAGATAGCAGAAGGCATCCGGGTACCATCCATAATCTACGCCAGCGAAAATACGATCCATGTGACTGATCTCTTCGTCTGTAATATCTCTAATCTCCAGATATTCAAATACGTTTCCGCC